TCATAGTGTGGATGAAGACCTGTTGGTCAAAAATGCCCTTAAGGTTACAAAGAATGTTATCTTGTTGGAAGAAGATTTGCTTGATGTGTGTGTTCATAATGTCAAGCAAGTGCTAAATGCTCCTGGAGTGTCGGATGTAGAGAAGCGTGTATTAACTCATGAGGAGTCAATTACTGGATTGGCTGGTCATGATTATATGAATGCTTTGAATCGGACTACTTCAGCAGGATTTCCTTATTGCTTGCGTAAGAAGAAAGGGAAAGTAGGTAAACAAACATGGTTAGGCAGTGAGGAGTTTATTGTTGATCACCCTGATTTGAAAGAACATGTTGAAAAGATCATTACTAAAGCTAAATCAGGAATTGTAGATGTTGAATTAGGTATTTTCTCGGCTACCATGAAGGATGAGAGGCGACTCTTGGAAAAGGTTCGTCAGAAAAAGACCCGTGTGTTTGCAGCTTCAAATCAAGGTTTGGCTTTAGCTCAGAGGCGCTACTTTTTAGCGTTTCTTGAACATGTCATGAAAAATAGAGTGGATAATGAAATTGGACTAGGTGTAAATGTATATTCATATGACTGGACTAGGATTGTTAATAGGTTGCGCAAGGTAGGTACTAAGGTAATTGCTGGTGATTTTTCTAATTTTGATGGTTCTCTTAATTCTCAGATTTTGTCTCGTGTTGCTGAAATTGTTACGGATTGGTATGATGATGATCAGGAGAATGGGTTAATTCGCCATACCTTGCTTGAATACCTTTTTAATGCAACTTGGCTCATGAATGGACAAGTCTTTCAGCTTAATCATTCTCAACCTTCAGGGAATCCTCTTACTACCCTGATTAACTGTATGTATAATATGATTATTTTTAGGTATGTTTATCTTCTAGCTCAGCGTGATATGGGTTTTCCTGAATCTTTGTCTGGTTATAATATGAATGTGTCTGGTGTTTTTTATGGAGATGATTCTCTTTGCTGTGTGTCTGATAAGGTGTGTGAATGGTTTAATCAGCATAGTATAACCAAATTCATGGCTGTCACTGGTCATGAATATACTGATGAAACCAAAAGTGGTTCTCCTCCTCCTTTTCGCTCTCTTTCCGAAGTCACGTTTCTTAAGCGTGAATTCGTTCTTCGAGATTCCTTTTGGGTGGCTCCTCTTTCTAAAGTCACCATTGAGGATATGTGTATGTGGAGCCGG